GGCCCACTTCTCCTGCAGATGCTCTGATTGGAACATTTGCTTTTACAGGTTAAGGGTTTAGTTTGATAATCTTAAATTCACTTTTTGACACGATCCAGGATGCTCATGTAAGCAGCCATGTTACCAGAGTAATCTGGTGCAGGGCTTTCTTCGGTTAGCACCTGTTCGGATGTCTCTTTCTGGACACTCTGACCGAAGTATGACTCCTTCAGGGTGTTCAGTTTGTCACGATATGATTCTTCACTCTCAAACTCAACACTCTCGGCGAGTTGGGCGAGCTTCTCTTTCTGACTCAGGGCAAGACCCTCAGCAACTTCAGAGACGATCCCATCAGCGGTGGACTCAGCCAGACGCTGGTTAAGGGAAACGTTTCTCTCGATCTGCTCGTTGAGTTTAGTCTCCATTTCATCAAGTTTGGTTACCATGCTATCGACAACATCGTATTTATCTTCAGGGATGGATACATAATGTGCTTCAAAAAGATCCTTCATGCCTGAGAGGAAACTCTCAGTCATTTCGGACTTAAGGCCATGCTCGATGGCGATTTCATTTTCTTGGAGCCATTCGTCAGCGACGTACTCCAAGTAAGCATCAACTCTTTCTACCAGAGCTGACTTGACTGATTCGATCTCTTCGACGATGCGCTCTTCGTTATCCTTCTCCATTTTCTCAGCAACCTGAGAAACTTTGAAGTTGATGGCAGCTTCGAAGATTGTCTTGGCCTTCTCTTGGAACTCTTCCGAGAGTTCTTCACCAGAGAAGAGTGCGGACATGTCCTCATCGATATCATACTGAGGAGTCTCGTCAACGATTTCTTCCTCAGTAATGGTCTCCTCTTCAGGAGCTTCGGTCTCCTCGTAGGAGGCCTCTTTACCGACAGATTGCATTGGATCCGCTTTACCAGCTTTTGCGTTTACGACGTTTGATACATGAGAAAGACGAGGCTCTCTCAGTTTCGCGCTGTCGTCATCAGCACGATAGTTTTCGGGAGTAGGTCCGCCGAGGTCTTCAATGGCTTGGCCGGGAACGGCACTGGTAGGGATACCTTGCATGGCATCTCCACCCTTCGCACCAGAGTTAACGGCAGTCTTGGATTGAGTTGTGCCTACTTCCATTTCTTGTAAATTTTTACCACGGGACATTTGAACTCTCCGATTAGACTTAGATAATTGTAGTTAATCTGTTTTTATTTATATATTAAAGGCTTCCCAAGAAGTCTTGGAAAAGCTTCAGTTTGTTCTCTTGCAGTTGTCTAGAATCTACAAGAGTATTAATTTGTTTATATGTTTTCTCTGCATATTTTTCGCGGAGAATTCCACCATCCCAGACCCAATCTTTTCCTTCCATGATGCCATCAACGAAGGCATCAGGAGCAGATGGATCTGCTACGATATCAGCAGCAGTAGCGAGCATGAAGTCTTCACCGACAACATTAACACCTTCATTACTCATGCGGACTGAACCAATACCACGAGAGGAAACACCGAGTTTGACACCCTCATCAAGAAGTGACTTTGCGATGTTACCCATTGGGGTATTCAGAACCTTAGCACGGCCAATGAAGTTGTTACCTTCACGGACCAGAGAAGTGATCTTGTGTGATACGCGATCGAGGTTTACAGTTGGACCATCGGGATGTCCCAACTCTCCAAGAGCACGACCTTTAGAAATGAAGGCCTCGTTATAACGGGCAACTTCTCTTTCCAAAGTTGAACAAGGATACATTCTTCCATTGCGATTTTTGATATCGCCTTGGAGGAATACACCTTCAATATAGAGGCTCTTTTTACCGTTGCGTTCTTCAACGATAACCTCTACGTTTTCGATTTCTTCTCTGATGAGTTTCATTTTAGTTTGCAGCGAATCCGACTTTAACTGCTTTAATTGCAGCCTCACCGTAAATGGTGTATGAGGGTTGTTTCTCTACATACTCAACGGCGTTACCACCAAGAGTAAAAGATCCAATACCCGAGTATTCGTTGAGCCCAGTGGGATCAGTGACATGAACCACGGTAGCAGTACCAGTTGGATTAAGTACACGAACGAGAGTTGCATTACTCACTGCACTGCTGTTACCAACACCAGCGGCAATGTCAATCTCACTACCTTTTAAATTAATCCTGGCCATCCTCTTCCTCAGTGGGGTCTTCGGTTACTTCACTTTCTTCATCTTCAAATTCTTCATCACCAAACAGATCTGCAGCAACTACAGGTCTTCCAACTTCAAGACGATCTGCTGACTTTTGCATCAAAATATCTTTGATGCTGTCAGAGATTTCATGTGCAGGTGCATCTTGAAGCACCAAATCAATCAATTCAGTAGGGTTCATTATGTGTTTTTAATACACTACAAATTATTTATATTTCCCCACCTTCAGGGGCCGCAGTGTCACTATCGGATCCTAAGGAAGGATCCAATGTGGTCGCAGTTTGTGCATTGGTTGCATCAATATCTGCAGCTTGTTGTGCCATATCCATGGCTTGTGCTGCTGCAGGATCTGCATAGAGACCTGCTTCAATTTCTGCATTGATAAGATTATCCTGTTCAATAATCTCGTCGTCAGTTTGACGCAAGACTTTTCTACGCAGATAGTCTTGCGAGAAGTATTTACCAACGTAAGGTTCGGCTTGTGCCAGATTACCCATGCGGTTTTGGAACAGTTCAGCTTCTTTCAGTTCTGCAAAGTGATTATCGTAGATATAATCAAACTGAATATGTTCAGAGACGGAAGGCCAGTCTTCTGCAGCAATTACGTTCTTAAGAAGTAACTGAGTTTTCAACATGTCAAGGAACATGTTTGAGAATCTCTTGCGAAGACGACCTACAAACTTATTAAAACGAAGTTCGTCTCTAAGAATTTCTGAGGATCGGCCAAGGTTGAAACCACCTTCTCCACCGAGACGGGTTTCGGGCACGCCCAAGGCCTTATAGAGTTTCTTTTGGAAATACTGAATATCAGTAATTTCACCTAAGTTTTGCCCGCCAGGGAGGGTAGAAATTTCTGTACCGCGCCCTCCCTCGCGGCGTGGAAGCCAAAAGTCTTCCAACATTGACATGAATTTTTTATCATCTCTAACTTCACCCGTGTTAGCATCATATACAAGTTTAGAACGATAACGGTTCATGACTTCACGAAGGTATTGTTCTGCCTTTACCTTCGGAAGATTACCAACGTCAATATAGAAAATACGACGTTCTGGAGCCCTAGACAAACGATAGATAACCAGAGCATCTTCGATCATTCTCAGTTGGTTCAGGGCCTTGATACCCTTGTGCAACCAAGAAAGTGTTGTGTGTTTGTTTCTGTCTACTAAACCAGAAGTGCAATATGTGATTGCATCTTTTGCGATGCGAATTGCACCCTGTTTTGTTCCTGCTGGGGTTGGCAAATAACCCTGACCAGACTTCCCAGAATTTGGATTGTACTCAAAATACTCCTCAATAATGGGAGTTTTTGAGAGAACATCGTTAGCGTTTCTTAAAACTGGACTATTGATATTATTATCTTCCTTCTTTTGTTTACGAACGTACTTGATTTTAAGTGCGTCAATAAAACGAAGTTCTTGGATACCAGCCTGAGGATTCTTCAGATCGATTACTTTATGATAGTAAAGACGCCCATCAACATACCAGTTGCGGAACAGTTCATGGGATTTGCTATCAAAATCTAAAAGATCCTTGATGTATTTGAATTCTGCTCGTATGATCTTTTTAATTTGATCACTCACTGGGCAATTAGACAAATCGATCTCAACTGGGCTGTCGTTGAGATCAGAAACAATGGCTTCATTTACAATGTCTTCAATGGCCTCATCACATTCTGGATGCAGAGACATTTCTCTATATCTCTTGATGAGATCATATTCATTACGAAAGACACCTTCAATGTCAACATATTGACCATAAAAACCACTACTGACGTAGTAATCCGACGCATCTGCCTCATTCTGCGGAACAGGAGTAACCGCTGAAGGAGGCAGATTATCGCCGTTGGCCCCTTGGATTGAAAATCCAAATAATCTACCAGCCATGTTATAAACCGTTGCCTATGAGGTTATTTATCAGCCTACGACAACCTGGCCATTTTCATTCAGGGCTTCCCACCACTGAACTTGCATCTCAACCGCAAATTCTTCGATTACGTTATTCTGATCGTAAGAAAGTTCGATAGGAGCAACCTGAGTTGGGAATACACCGTGGAAATGATATGAACGCAGAATGGGAATATTGCTTCCCGATTGTGCAGGAGCAGCACTTTGATTCGTAATTGGCGCTCTACCAAGTTGATGAACGTATGCTTCCTGTTGATAGATGGTAGGATCTACCTCTCCAGCATTATCGGAAACCTTATTGATGATGTTCATCCACTTTTCGAAAGCATCACGAAGAGTGAAGTTACTATCATTGATGACCGTAACAGTCCAAGTATCAAAGGTTCTTTCTCCAGCGATCTTCAGTTCACGACCTCTGAAAGGAACAGAGATGGGAGCAATGTTTGAAGCTGGAAGATTAGCGCCCTTGACCAGGAATCGCACTTTGTCACTGACATCGTTGTCATCGATGGCCAACGCTGGGAACTTGAGTTCCACTTCAAAGAAGTTGGGACGAACACCGCCGCCCAACATCTTTGATTTGAAGGTATCCAGGGTTCTCGCATTAGCCCCTGTATTAGGGATTTGCTGAGGCATTTTCTTTTAATCTCCTGTTAGAGTAAACGATGAACGATGTTATCAGACAGTGCCGACAACTTCTTCAAAACTGATGCCCGTGCGTGTTGCAACGAACGTCAGACCGATGAAGTTGATCGAGCGAGCTGGTTTGACAAAGATGTCAGCGCGGAATTCATTAGCATCAACAACATCGGGTGTGTTGTTGGTCTCATCACAGACAACCAGGAATTCTGTGATGCCTCTCTTCGCTTGGATGTCGCGGAGGAAAGGTTCAACAATATTTACAAAGTTTGCGCGAGTGATTGAATCGTTGAATTCAAACAGTTGGGCGCGAGCGGCTCTTTCAATCGAAGTTTCGATTGTCAGGAACAGACGACGAACGTTGATTCTGTCGAATGCTGAAGTGTAACTAAGAGCAGTCTTGTCACCAAAGAGTACAATTCCTTGACCAGGAGCTGCGATGATTGGGTTAATTCTCTTGCTGTAGAGAAGATCTCTTTGGGCCTGTGATGGATTGTATGCAAGTTTAACTGCATTGTTTACAACACCACGGGTTGTTCCAGCAGGAGAGAACCATGGGAAGGAGTTTGTCGATGTTCTCGCCATCATTCCAGCAACGTCGGGGTTGCATGGCAGATAACGGAACTTATTGTTGAAACGATCAAATGCGTACTTATAACCAGAATCAAGAACTGCATACGAGGATGAGTTCACTTGATCCATAGTCTTGATGACGTTATCGGTTTGAGTACCCGAATTTGTCAGTGGAGCATCTCCACTCAGAACATCACTTCTTGATGGGGAAATTACTGCAACACAGTCCTTTCTATCACCAGCGATAGCAACCAGTTTGTTGGCCTTACCAACAGTCTCATCTCTACTTGCGAGACCAGGACCCATGATCAGGTAGTTGATTGGATATTCTCTCTGGTTAGCGAACTCATCGTAACCAGTCATCAGATCTCCAAGGGTGGTTGTGTAGTTTTCTACGAATGAACCACCATAATCGTTACCACCTTGCAGGGAGTAGGTCGATCTACCGATACCAGCAAATGTGATCCCCTGTGCATTTTGTCCCCATGCAGAGGCTGATGCGGTGAATGCTGTGTTACCGTTAGAGAATCCAGTTGGAGTTGATATTGGAGCATATCCAGCAAAGATATACTCGGAGTTATCTGCAATGAAGTCCTTGTAGTAGATTGGAGCGTTAAATCTTGTGGCGTCTTTGGCCTTCGAAAGGCCGACCCACTTCTCTAAGATTGTACCGCTTGTTCCAGTCTGATCACCATTGTCATCTACAACGACTACGTTTACTTCATCAAATCTAGAATTTCTAGATGATGCGTATGCAGAGGTTCCTGGTTTTGGAGCTACGTTCTTCCAGAATACTGTGGAGTTATCGAGTCCAAGAGTTTGTGACTCATACCAGTCGGAGACTGTAGATGGTAACAACGATGAATTTGTTGCAATTCCAGTTACCTTTGCAATCTCACCCGTGGTTCCAACACCAACAGTTTGAATTCTGACGTAATCGTTAACGTCAATTCCACCCAGAGCATTTACATCCAGAGTAGCTTGTGAAGAACTCGATTGATTAACTCTTACTGTTGTTGCGGCACCAGCGTTTGACAGAACGGTAACGGTAGCACCATCAGCATGAGCATCAGGTGAGGTTCCATCAATACCTCTGGTTGAGAATCCAACGAATCCAGCAACAATGGTAATACCAACACCAACTAGTTCCGATCCAATCAGAAGAATGTTTGCGGTGGAATCACCAACAGTATTAATACCAGCAACACTTGTGAGATAAACACCAGTAGCACCAATGGCAACAGCCTGACCACCTGGTTCGTCAACAGTAGTTGTTGAAACTGTGTTGTAGAGAAGAACTTCTGTTCCTACTCCGATTGCTCCTGCATTGGTTCCCGCCTCATCTCTGTCAAGTGTGATTGAGGTGGTTGCAGATCCAGTTGCACCTGCGATTGTAAGTGATGTTGTGGTCTTGAATTCATACGCACCACCTTTTCCATAGTCAGCATCAGTAACAGTTCCGGCCGCCGAAGTCTGACTTACAACTTTAACTTCGATGGAAGATGCACCGATACCAGTTACAATTCCTCTCAGATGTCCGTTGAGGGTGATTGATGTACCAATACCACCTACGTTGGTTCCACTGAACGACTGAGTTACTGCAGCACCAACCACGACTCCTGCCGTATTGATACCTGAGATAACTTGGTCCGCTCTACCGTCGATAACACAAACTTTGAGATTGTTTGCCCAAATACCAGGGTTCTTTGCAGCCCAGTACCATGTGGTAGCGGAGGAATATGAGTTATAGTAATCTTCTACATTTTTGATCTTGAGTCCAGATACAGATGAACCAGCCCCACTAGCAACCGCAGCATTAGCGTTTACCAGACTTTGACCATCTGTTCTTACTACTCTTAAGACCCCACCATAAGAGAGATAAGAAGACGCACTCAACCAATACTCATATTGAGAATTGGCTTCTTTTGGTTCACCAAAAACGTCAACTAAATCTTTTTCGTTTTCAATTAGGATGGGATCATTGATTGGGCCCTTTACGAAGGGCCCTGCGATGGCGCCAGTCTGGTCGCTAACGCCTGTAATACCACCTCTAGTAAGGTCTACTTCCCTTACCTTAATACCAGGGGAGACTAAGCCTAAACCAGCCATCTGATTTCCTCTAGAAGTTTCAGTTTATTTCTAAATTTATTTATTGTTTGCTACTCTTTCAGATGGGGAAACTGGACGTGAACATTACCAATCTGGATATTCCCATCTATCTAGTATTGTATTTGTCATTCTACTTACAACTACTCTCTTCTTAGTGCAGTCTTTACACTCATAAGCATATGCTGATGGATAAGAACCTCTATCTTTTCTTGTGAGATAAAAGTCTTCGATAAGGTTTTTACGTTCGCCACAAGTTCTACAAGTTCTCTCTACAAAAAGTAGATGTTCTAGATCAAACTCATCACCAATATCCATTAATTGTACTCCCACATAAAACTCATGTCTCCATATGTGGAATTGATATCATCGAGGTCTGTTTTTCTCCAAACTGTTCCATCATCATCGGTGATCGTGTCATCATCTAGACCATCACTAATGAAACCAAACGGAGCCATGTCCTGTTCAATTTGATCTCTCTGATCTTCATATAATCTTTTACGAACGTCTTGGTCTGTTAGTTCTTTAAAGTAGTCTTGTGCAACCAACCAAGCATAAATTACCAGACACATTGCAAGGTCATCGTTACATCCATCCTCAGCCTCAAACGAGTTTCTTTTATGAATAAATGTCGTAAGTTCTGATATAATGTCGTAGTCTTTGAAGAGAACCTTGTCGGCCTCAATCATTGTTTTAAGGTTGGAACACCCCACTGCTTTTACGGCCTTGGACATCTTGAGACCTAGTTGAGTTTTCTTTCCAGAGAAACCCTGACCCACGATCTGTCCTGCACGTCCTCTCATCGAACACTGAAGAAGATTAGGATATTCGAGATCATAGTTTAGAATAGCTGCAACCTGATCACCAATATCATTTACCTCACATAATACCCATGCATTATTATATGACTTTACTGTTTCATAAATGATTGATGGGAACAACATTGGTTTGATTTCGTTGTTCTTATATTTCGCTACGACTTTGTGGGGATACTCAGTAATGTCAACAACCACAAAAGCCGAGTAATCTTGTCCACCACCTCTAGCCACGTCAACAGTACAAACGTAGTCGTGGTTATCTTGGGGTTTTTCGTAGACATCTAAACCGTTACCAGTTTGAATTGCATTCTCATAAACTAACGCTCTTAATTTGGCAGGATTGATGAGAGTATCAACTGATCCAAGGAATTCACACTCAAACTCAACCTTGAACTGGTTTTCTGAAGTGTTCTTGATTGTTTGTTCCCGCCACTTCTCATCACGGCCTGGAACTTCTGACCAGTGAACTGAAGTTGGAACATATTCATTATTACCTCTTTCGGCATCATGCCACATTCTGTAAAAATGGTTCATGCCGTGAGGCGTCGAAACCATGATTACTTTTGTGCTTTTACCAGAAGTAATAGTAGGATAAACAGATGCAAAGAAGGAGTCAGCGATGTGA